ATATAAATGCACTAATGCAATTTTATACAATTCAGATAATACAATACGTTGAATACGTTCAACTGTACGAGCAAATCTAATATCTTCAGCAGCTAATGTTGCTTTACCTTGTAAATCTTTTTCAAACCCAAAGTATGCTTTAGGTACCTTAAGGGCAGCTAACATTTCATCACGTAAAAATGCAACGTCTTCAATCGCATTATATTCTAATCCTTTAATTGTATCAATCTTAGTTGCTGTATCATTGCCACGTACTGGAATGTAAAAATCTTCCATTAAGTTTTGCATGTTGTACTTTAAATTGTACTCACCAGTTTGTGGGTCCATGTATGGAGTTTTCTTCATTTTCTGAACCAACTTCTGCATATATCCATCTACTTCATGTGGAGGTATGTTACCAACATTAATACTAAATACACGCTTTTCCGGGGCACGAGTGATACGGTGTAATAACATCGCATCTTTCATCAACACATACTGTTTGTAAGTTTTACGAGCAGGCTCTATATACGAACGCCCATAAGGTAAGTAATTAGCATCAGTTAATAACCTAAAATGCGCTATTTCATAGTTTTCAAATTGTATTTTACCATCTTTATCTTTCAAACGATTATTAATACCGCCCGCTGCGATTACTGATGGGTCAATTCTAAATGTTACTTTTGAAGGATTTTGAGGGTCATTACCTTCTTCACGAACCATATCATAAACTGATAATGGCATTACTGAATATATACCAAATTGTTCTGCAATTTCTAAGTGTAAATAAAAATCACCATACTTACACATATTTCTAATCCATAACCACAAATTAAATTCTACGTTTAATATATCATAGAATAAATTATACAAAATACGTTGTGTATTTTCATCAGAACTTCTAATTTGTAATACCTCGCCTGTTTCATTTTTTAATGTAGATTCATCAGCGATGATATCTAATGCTGAAGCTATAATAGATTCTGTATCCATTGCTTCATAATCAGTGTATAACTGAATACGCAATGTTTGGTAGTTAATAGTTGGATTGTACGGCATATTAGCTCCGTATCTATGTAACTTAGTGAATCTATCTATAAGTGCATTTGTCTTTACGTTTCCGTAGGCTTGAATTCTATCTACATCGATTGTTTTTAATTGATTGCCACCAACATTTCTGATGATAACATCTGTGCTAAACAATCTTGTTAATCTACTAAATAAACCTGGATTTTGATCTGCCATTCTTGTGTTTTATTATACCAATAAATATTTATTACTTACAATACCCATGACACGTCTTCAATCGTTCCATTGCCTAGATCTATTTGGTATGGGTTAACCAAATTACCAGGCATTGATGGTCCTACTGGGCTTGATGTTCTAATTATACCACCCAATGTTGCTCTACTTAGATCTATACTTTGTTGATAGAATTTCATTGCAGTATCTCTTACAAATAATCCCATTCCTAAAGCCATTACCAAGTCATCATTATATCCGTTTTGAGCTTGTGCCTTACCATTCATCCAAATGAATACGCGTAATTCTTCTAATAAGCGCTTTGAATGAAAGGTAAATTGTCTATCTCGAATATACGCCTCCATCTTTGAGATAACAAGTGGTCTTGTTTTAGCTGATGTAGTAAATCCAGGAACTGTTTGTTCACTGTCCATTTTAGCCATCCATTTATCCATCTGCATCTCGCCATAAGCACGAGGTGAATAATATGTGTTAGGATATCCTTTTTCAATTATTGTATTAATCACATCCCACCCAATATTAGCATTCTCTACTACAAGTAAAGCGTTATTGTACTCAGTAGCAACAGATACCAACATATTTCCATAAGTACGGGTATCCACTTGTGATTTATACTCAGCCACTTGTTCAAGTGATACTGCATCGATAATATGAAATGCCGAGTGGTCCGCACCGTCACCGCGAGCAACGTCAGCGCACACAACATACTGCTTACTATAATCAGGATAAGCCCAAATCCAAAAATCCCCACCCATAAAGCGGCGCTCAATAGGATCGGTGATAAAAGTTTCTTCATAAAAAGATAATATATCAGGTTCAACAACTGAGTTACCAGATCCTAAAAAGTCACAATCATACTCTTGAGCAAATTCACGAGGTGACATGTTTATACGTTCTGTTTCTTCCCACTTTGCATCTCTATCAGGATGTAAATCCCATCTTAATTTAATTGCTTTAAATTCATTCTTTCCAATTTCAGCATCGGTATACATTCTATGGAACCAGTTACCTACACCATTTGGTGATGACAATGCTATAATTCCACCACCTGTTGCAATAGTTGGTTTAATACTTGTATAAATCCTATCAATACCTTCAATAAAGGCAGCCTCATCCACAATAAGTAACGAAACAGCGTACGATCTACCTGCATCTGATGCAGCTGATGTAGCGACTATCTGAGAGTTATTGGCGAGTTTTAGTGATAATTTGTTATCAGATATTGGTTTTATATTACCTTTTAACCAAGATGGTAAAGAATTGTACATAAATTGTACCTTCTCTACCATTCCTTTAGCTGTTTCTTGCTTCGTTGCAATACATAATACAGTTTTATCCTTTTGAAACAACATTGTCCACAATGCAAAACCAGCTGATAGTGTTGAGATACCTAACTGTCTTGATTTATTTATGATACTAAATCTGTTATTTCTAAAATCATTTAATACTTCTTCTTGGAATGGATATAGATGAAATAATACTCTACCTTTTACAGGGTGAGTGATATAACAATATTTTCTAAAGAAGTGTACAGGATCGGTAGCACATTTAATGTATTCCGCCTTGATTATTTCTTTAATATTCGCTTGACTCATGTATATAAATATATAAAAGAAGGTCTAACCTTGCGATTAGACCTAATTATAAAAAATTGTAAAATTATTATCCTATCATATCATTTTTACGATTAATAGCATTTAAAATTTCCATTGCATTTTGTTCGCTAGGTAACCATCCAATACCAATATCAAATTTTTCTTGTATACTTTGAAAAGCTTTTTCATAGGATCTTGCTTTAGCACTATTTTCAATAGGGATAAATCTTTCAACATAAAACTTAATATCTTCTGGCGGTGCATGTTTTACCATACAAGAAAGGATATATACTATGTCATCAACATCTGTGAGTCTTTGTATACCTGAGATGGTTTTAAGTTTAGTATTTACAGCTATTAAGGTATTAAATGCATTTAATTTATCGTCATCGTTTCCTTTAAGAATAATTTCTTTAACTCTGTCTTCAGGATATCCTGCAGGAAATACATAATTTTTAAATGCTAAATTTGTACCAATTCTAGAATCTACTTTTTCAGCAGTATAATCAAGATTAACTTCATTTCTTGATTCAGCACCACTTAATTCATCTAAATTTTCTCTAGTAGGTCTAACAGCTGGTTTTGATTGTCTTGGGAGCATTTTATATAGTTCTTTAGAGAATTTATCTCCATATTTTTTTGTTAAATAACCTAAAAGATTTGATGCTTCTTGTTCAACAGCATAATATAATAAAGTAGAGTATGAAAATGGTTTAGTTATATCAGATGTAGTAAATCCAATATTACTCATATCTAGTAATCCTGCTTTATTATTTCTATTTAATATATCTACTACAGCTCTAGCTAATTTTAAAAATTCAGGATCTTGTTTTAATTCTTGATATTCAGGACTAGCTAATAAATCTTCTTCATCTTTTACTACTTGGTCTAAAAATGTTTTAGTTACTTTTCTTACATCAGCGTCTGGGGCACTAGACACAGCAGCATTAAGATCTCTTTTTATTTCATTAGGGACGTTAGAAGTAAAAATAGCTAAAATAACAGCTCTACGAAGCTTTTTCATATCAGCTTCAGTAACTTCTACTAAAATTTCTTTTATTAATTTTTTTAATAAATCTTTATTCATTTTATTTTGCAATCATTAGATATACTAATCCACCAACTACCACACCTGCACCAATCTTAGTAATTTTGTTTTTAAATTTAAGTTTTTGATTTTGTAAGTACAATGTTTGATATTGATTCTTCCAATCTTTAATTTGTAAATCTTGGTTAGTCATTATATTCCTATATGTACCTTCTTTTTTAATATAAACCGAAATAACACTATCTTTACCGCTTACTCTTGATTCAGTTAATGCAATAACACTATCTTTAATTGTAATGATTTGTTTTGCACCATCTAATTCTGCTAAATCTTTAGCTGTAGATACTAATACGGGTTGTGCTAAAGGTAGCGGGTTAGTTACTGTATCTGTAGGGTAACGATTGTTAAAGAATGTAATTAATTCTTTTTCGTTATAAGTATCAATTGCTGCTTTAGATGAATCAACAAATTTAGTAACTGTTTTTACATGAGACTTAGCGTAAGCTAATTTATCTTGTAATTGTACATCTACTAATACTAATGAATCAATTTTAATACTATCTTTAACTAAATCTAATTTCATTGAATCAACAGCATGTACTAAGCTATCTTGTTTTTGTAAAAATTCTTTTGATAAACCAGCGTCACTAACTTTATCAAAAATGATATAAGCTAATACTAAAAATGCTAAAACTCCTAAAACTGCTTTTTTCATATATTTTATTTTATAATTCCTGCGTAATATTTCATTCTGTTAAGATCGTATTGATCAATTTCTTGTATTGGTTCTTCTTCAGTATCTGGCATTTCTAAATCTTCTGGTTCTTCTTTATTTGCTATCTTCCTAACATATGCAGATGATGCTAATAAATCAGCAATACGTTGTTCTAATGATACTTTTAAATCACGTAAACGTTGTAATTCGGTAGATGGTTTATCACTGATATCGCCTGCAGCACTTTTACCTTTTCTTAATTTTAAGATATTAGATTTAGTAGCAGCTAAACGACGATCTAATTCAGAATATTTTAATGATGCTTCAAAATCTTCATCTGATACTTTACCAATTTGGACTGGGGCTGCTTTTTCAATTTCACCAGCTTCTGGTTCAAAATCTTCGCTACCATCAGCATTTGGTTCACCATCAAAATACATCGCTAATGGATTTTCAGCACCACCGACAAACATATCTTCAGCATCAGTTGCTGCTGGAGCTTGCGCTTGAACACCTGATGGTTCTTCTTCGCCACCTGCACCTAATTTAACTAATACACCTGCATCCATTAAACCATTAACAATAGCGTTAGCGATTTGTGGACGAGCAAAGTTAAATTGTGTTTGTAATGCTTTTTTATCAGCACCTGGATTTTCTCTAAAATAATTAATAACATCAGCTAATGATGTGCCTGAAATAGTTTTAGTAAAATTAGATGTATCAACATTATCGTCTGCTAGTCTATAGCCTTTAGCGATACGAGCTAATTCATCTAAATCTGCTTCTTCAACAAACTCAACTGGTTCATCAGCTGTACCTAATTTAGGATTTCTAGAAGCAGTACGTGCTTTTTGAATTAGTGATTGTTTTTGAGGATTAGTTAATGTATTTGGATTAGATACATCAATTGTAGATTCAGCTAATACTTCAGCTATGGCTTCACGTATAATTCTACGTAGTTCTTTACTTTTCATTTTGTCGGCGTTAGTGTTGTTCATCATATAAATATTAAATATTTTGTAAAATTGTAGCAATACGTTCCTCAGTAGTACCTTTAATGTAAATTAATTTCTTAGGTTTATATTCTTCTAACGATTCTTTAATAACCCAATCGATTTTATCACGATATTCAGCATCAATAGTACGTACACCATTATCTTCAATAGGTACACCTTCAGGTGATACATAAAATACTACATCGTATTGCTCACGAAGCATCATAGCCGCCTCAACAAATGAACGTTTAGCAAACCAATCAATAGATTTAGCTGAAAATGTAAATGCACAAACATCCCATATTGTTCTATCTGTTAATACATTTTCACGTAATAATTCACTAGCACGTTCAGCTAAGAATACAAATTGACCATTTAATGATGAATCAGTATTCAATGGAATACCTAAATCACGTAAGTATTTACTACGTTCAGTAGCAATATGATATTCTTTAAACTGCTCTAATTCAGATAGAGCTTTTACTAATGTAGTTTTACCTACACTCATTGTACCTGCTAATCCTATTCTCATTTATTTCTTTCGTTTATTTTTTTCATTTGACGAGCACTACGTCTATCATCTTTAGCTTGTTTAGCTATTTTATTCCAATTCTTTGGTTTGTCAGCACCATTCTTATACTTGATTTCGACACTAATAGGCCCATTTCTGAACTTATCAGTATCGAATGTCCAAGTCTCAGTAGTGTCTTCGTGTTCGTATACTCGTGTAAATTTCATATATTAAATATAAAATTATTACTTTGCCTATACTCGAGCTCCTGTAGATTTTGCAGCAGCTGTTTTGTAGAACGGAACACCATTAACATCTTTTCTTCTATCTTCCCATTGATCTTTAGTGTATTTAAAACCAAATAACCAATACTCAGCGGCGCGTTTATTACCCTGTGGAATGTAAGCTGGGCCTTCCCAACAGTGCATTTTACCTAACCATGAGTAGACGATTGAACCATCTTTTGTTCTAATTTGTTTTGTTTCTGCCATATATTATTTTATTAAAGATTCTGCAACATAAATTCCGTGTGCACCTGATACTGTAATACCACGAGCACTTAAAGCGTCACCTACAAAGTGTACATTAGGGTATTCATTTAATGATAAGTCTGTATAGTTTACTAATGGTTCAGGTGATAAGTACTTTACTTCAGGAATATACATTCCCCAATCATCACCAAAATTAAATACTTCATTCATGTCAGAAATAAATTTCATCACATAACTAAAATATCGTTCTAATGATAATGAAACTACAGATAAATCATCTATTTGAGTAGCATTTACTGTTACACTTTCTGATGTTAATGATGGTGTTCTTGTTCTATTTGGTGAATAATATAGTCCAGTGCCTTCTGCTTGTAATTTTTGTACTACATCTCTGCTCCACTTAAATGGATCTTCAATACCTTTAATTTCCATCAAGATACCAAAGTTAGTCATACTGTTTTTAAATTCATCTCCTTTTTTAGCATGACCATTGTAGCTAACATCGCCATATGTTTCTTCTACAGCAACATAAGCTGCATTATTATTAGTACAGAATGAACGAACAGATACATTGCCTTTAGATTGATATAACTTAAAATCATAAGACACATCAATTAATTTCTGGAAGTATTTTTGTGGTGCTTCAAATCTAACACCAATTTGTACTGCTTTAGGTTCTGTTGGCAATTTGTAAGTGTCAGATAATTGTTGAGCAAAATCAATACCTGATTTACCTACTGCAAATATTAATTCATCATAAGCATTTAGCGCTACAAACTCATCTTCACCTTGTTTATACTTGATAATTAAGTCTTGAAAATCAATATTAGTAACTTCAACATTCCAACTAAAGTTAACACCTTTATCTAACAAATATTGATACCAGTTTTTAGCAATTTCATGTAAATAGTTTGAAC